ACAATGCAACTGATTTATACTCCGCATCTCGTATTACACACGTTACTCGTATGTCTGAGAACTCTGTTCGTAAGTTTCAGGCTGCTGGATTTTACAGAGACATTGAATTACAGCCCTATGAGACTGAGGATGAGCTTCGCAGTAAAGAAAGAGAGCTTATGGGCATCTCTAAAACCTCAGATAGTGACGATTGCACCCTATTGGAGATGCATATAGACCTTGATTTAGAAGGTTTTGAGCATAAAAACCCTTTAGATGGCGAAATGACAGGTATTAAGTTACCTTATATTGTCACATTGGACGAAGGAAGCTCAAAAATACTGTCAATTAGACGAAACTGGGCTGAAAATGACGAATATTACAAAAAAATACAATATTTTACTCATTATAAGTTCCTTCCCGGCCTAGGATTTTATGGTTTTGGGCTTTTACACATGATTGGAGGGCTAGGTCGCTCTGCAACTTCTATTTTGAGGCAATTAATCGATGCAGGTACTCTCGCTAACCTTCCTGCTGGCTTTAAAGCTAGGGGTATTAGGATTCGTGATGCTGATGAACCTCTTTCTCCTGGTGAGTTTCGCGATATTGATGTTCCTGGTGGCGCTCTTAGAGACAGCATCCTCCCGTTACCCTACAAAGAACCAAGCGCAACGTTAACTCAGCTATTAGGTTTTGTTGTAGACGCTGGAAGACGATTTGCGGCTATTGCAGACCTTCAAGTAGGTGATGGAAACCAAGGCGCCGCCGTTGGAACTACTGTTGCACTGCTTGAGCGTGGATCTAAAGTTATGTCAGCCATACATAAGCGGATGCACTATGCTCAAAAACAAGAATTTAATATGTTGGCAAGAATATTTTCGGAATCCTTACCTCCTACGTACCCTTATAACGTCCATGGAGCGGATGCCAGTATAAAGCAAGCTGATTTCGATGACCGCATTGATGTAATTCCTGTTTCGGACCCAAATATTTTTTCAATGTCGCAAAGATTGGCTTTAGCTCAGACTCAATTAGAGCTTGCCCAAACTAATCCTCAAATGCACAACATGTATGAGGCTTATAAGCGTATATATGAGGCAATAGGAGTTCAAAACATAGAAGCAGTGCTACCACCACCAACTGCTCCTCAACCTGTAGATCCAGGTATTGAGAATGCACGATCTGTGATACAGGAAATGCTTCAAGCCTTTCCTACACAGGATCATGACGCTCATATTCAAGCGCACATAGCCTTTATGATGACTCCTATACCTTCTACTACCCCAGCTATATTTGGCCTTCTACAAGCTCATTTATGTGAGCACATAGCACTTAAAGCTAGGGGTGTGGCAATGGCGGAAATGACTATAAAAGGTCAACAAGCAGCGGAAATGGGAATGCAACCAGAACCTATGGATGTTGAAGCTAAAGTAGCTCAGTTAATCGCTCAGTACACCCAAGAAGTTATGTCTGCCCTTATGCCACCTCCTGAAGGTCAAGTAGATCCTTTAGTTGAACTACGTGCAAAGGAACTAGACATTAAGGCCATGGACATTGAGCGTAAGGCTGGTGAATTTGCAGTTAAACAAGAGTTTGAAGAAGGTAAGGAAGAGAATAAACTAGAACTAGCTCGAGATAAAATAGATTCCCAAGAAGATATAGCTTTATTAAGAGCCGATGTTAATCTGGAAAGGATTAATCAAGGGACCGCTGGACGTGGTGAATAAGGAGTAGACAATGTGGAAAATGTTTTTTGATTGTTTCACGTGAAACGAATGGGATAGGCGAACACCGTCATGGCAAGAAAAAGAAAAAGAGAAAACCCTATTAAAAGAACTACTAAAGGAAAAAGAGCAAACTACCGCCCTACCAAAAGTGGAGCGGGAATGACGGCTAAAGGGGTAAAAGCCTATCGTAAAAAAAATCCAGGATCTAAGTTAAAGACCGCAGTTACTGGAAAAGTGAAGAAAGGGTCCAAAGCAGCTAATAGGCGTAAGTCCTATTGTGCAAGATCCGCTGGTCAGATGAAGAAATTTCCTAAAGCCGCTAAGAACCCTAATAGCAGACTACGGCAAGCTAGGAAGAGATGGAAGTGCTAATTTAAAATTTAATAATTAAGGAAAAAGACTATGATGAAGAAAAAAGGTGGAACTCGTAAGAAAATGATGGGCGGAGGCATGAGCAAGAAAAAAGGTTATGCCAAAGGCGGTGCGGGCATGAAGAAAAAAGGTTATGCCAAAGGTGGTGTGCTAACAGCTAAACAAAAAAAGCTTCCTCTAAAACTTCAAACAGCAATAGCTAAGAAAAAAGCTTCTAAAAAAAGTTCTAAAAGAGCTTAATGCCTTATCTACAAAGCAACATCCCGCATTTTCAATGCTGGGTGCGAAGAGAATTTACGCATAATCATGAGAAGTATCATGGAGAATATCTTCATGCCATGGCAATTGCAGTTAATACGGTTCCAGATAGGTGTTTAAGTTTTCAGTTGATATTTACTGGATGCGAAAGTGACGATACGGACGAGGAAAATGTTCATGGTGGGGCTATGTGGGCTAGAATGCCTATAACGGCTTTAGTTGCCGATACCCCTTTAGATGAGTGGCCAGATAGAATGGTCACACACCATGCTCAACCGTGGGATTGTAGCTCTCACTATCATTCTGTTATTAAGTATGATAGAACTAGTTCAAGTCCTTGGATTTGTAAGATTGACGGAGATTTTTATACAGGCAAGTATATGTTTACAGTTGATTACACAGAATCAGATATTGCTGACGATCCAGCGCAACATAAGCAGAGTCATGTTATTGAGTTAACAGATGCTGGCAGTTGGACGGGAAACATTATCGCATTGCCTAATAATAGAGTCAGAACAACAAGTCCCGCTCTTTGGGAAACTGGTGAAGGAGCGCCTGATTTTAAACCAAGTCAATGGATGCATAATGCTGAGAGTGATGGCAGTTATATGGATCCTTCTGTGACTTTTGATAACCTTTATAGTAAGGATTAGTTATGGCTACTAAAGATGCTTGTTATAGTAAAGTAAAAGCAAGGTACAAAGTTTTTCCTTCTGCTTATGCGTCTGGAGCAATTGCTAAGTGTAGAAAGGTTGGAGCAAGTAACTGGGGTAATAAATCAGCTAAAAGAAAAACGGGCGGTATTATTAGAACAAACGGCTGCGGTGCTGTTCTTCCTAAACACAGTGGTCGAAAAGTAAAAGTATTCTAATGGCTGTTCGTAAAACTAAAAAAGGAGCATCTCTTAAACGTTGGTTTAAAGAAGGTTGGATTGACGTAAAAACGGGTAAGCCGTGTGGTCGAAAAAAAGGAGAGAAAAGAGGAACTCCTTATTGTAGGCCAAGTAAACGAGTTTCGAGCAAGACACCTAAAACTGCCCGTGAACTTACGTCTTCTGAAAAGAAGTCTAGAATCGCCCAAAAGAAAAGATTAGGGCAACCTGCGGGTAAACCACGTAGGGTTAAGTCTGTTAGAAAAAAAAGAACTAGAAAAACCACTTAAAGTCTGTTATTACAAAACAAGGAGAGTAAAATGGCTGGAATTAAACAAATGTCTGATCAAATGGGAATTTCTAAGGGAAGAGCAAAAAACCTTATGAATACAGCAAAACAAATGAATAAAGGTGGTAACGCTGAAATCATGGGTTATGCAGATGGCGGAATGGCTCGTATCCAAGGAACTCCTCCCGCTCAAGTTAAAGGTTTTACTTTTAACGATAACGATGGGAAAGGAACTTTCTAATGAGTTTTCAAGATCAGCGTAAAGAACGTGCAGAAAGAATGAAAGCCGCAGTGAAGAAAGATATTGAGCAAGGGCTTGATTCAGGTAAGCTTAAAGGAAAACCAAAGGAAATTATAAACAAGATTATAAATAAAAAATCTGCTAGAACACGAAAAGAAACACTTAATAGGGCTGAAAAAAAGATTAAAAATAATCCTGAATTGTTTCCTAAAAATAAACCTATAAAAGTTCTTACTGAAGAAGGTTTTGAAACAGTTAATTTCATGAATAAAAACGATGGCGGTATGGCCAAAAAAACGAGGGTATTCTAATGCCAGATAATATTAAATTTGTTAAAGAGGATGAAGCTCAAGCTTATTCTGACGAATTAAACAAGCCTGACCGAATGTCTTTTCAAGAGGGCGGTGCTCCTAAACTTCCTAGTAAAGTAGCAACTAGGAAACAAGCAGAGGCCCTACAAGATCAACAAGGGGGTGGCACTGTGGTTATGCAAAACCCAGACGGAACTTTTTCTGTTGTACCTAATGATGAAGGATACAGCTTTGGCTATAATAAAGGCGGATCTGCTAAAAGTGATCCAGCTGCTCTTAAAAAAGCTATAGGGGCAAATAAAGCAGCGATGGGAGTGGGAAATATTTTAGGTATACCTACCCCTAAAGAGATAAAGGAAAGTACAGCTAAAACAAAAAATTTTAAAGGTACGTTTTAATGGCAGACCCAACTACGTTTGCCTATAACGTCCTAAAATCAATTCAAGGCCGTGCAGAACTAACAAAGGATGCTATCCTTCACGGTAGACCTAAAGACTTAGAAGCCTACAGAGAATTAGTAGGTGAGTTAAAAGGGCTTGAATATGCAGAGCAAGAAATTAAAGACTTCTTAGAACAACAGGAGAAAGAATGACTAAAAAACTATATGTACCAGAACATGTAGCTGAGAAAGAGAAAGAGAAAAAAAAGAGTGCTTACGTTAAAAAAGATGAGAGAGTTCTCGATCCTTCTTTGTTAGATGTTTCCCTAAGTGAAAGACTACCTCAACCCACTGGATGGCGTATATTAGTTATGCCATATGCGGGTAAAGCAACCAGTGATGGTGGTGTTTTAATCCCAGATCAAATCCGTGACCGTGAAGCATTGGCTACTGTTGTAGCGTATGTTTTAAAGGTTGGTCCATTAGCGTATCAAGATCCTAATAAGTTTGGAGAAAACGCTTCGCCTTGGTGTAAAAAAGGTGATTGGATATGTATTGGCAGATATGCTGGTGCTCGATTTAAAATTGATGGTGGCGAAGTTCGTATTATAAATGATGACGAAGTTATAGCTACAATCATGGATCCCGATGACATTAAACATGTATAGAATTAACACGTGGAGATCACGCTATGGATATAAGTGAAGAAAAGAAAATTGATATAGGAGACTCTGACGAGTCTGAAATTGAAGTAGACC